AAGAATTTAATAGTATAAAAGAAACTTTCGACTCTAAAGTTACAGAAGTTACAGACGCTAAAAACAGCATGATTAGTGATGTTAATACTACTAAAACAACATTAATAGACGAAGTTAACACAGTTAAAGCGGAAGTTACAACAGCTAAAAATACTATGATTAGCGAAGTAACTACAGCTAAAGAAACTATGCAGACAGAAGTTACAGACGCTATTAATGCAATCCCCACAAAAGAAGAGTTAAAAGGGGTAGGAATAGAAATAAAAGGAAGTTTAGATAATATATCAGCACTTCCAGTCAATCCAACTTTAAGTGATGCTTACTTTGTAAAAAGCGCAACAATAGAAAACCAAATTGATTTATATGTTTGGGACAACACTAATTGGGTCAAAGTTCCTGACATAAAAATAAAGGGTGAAAATGGAGATGGCTTAGAATTTAATTGGGATGGCACGCGACTAGGTATAAGGATAGAAGGACAGGAGAATTATACTTATACAGATTTAAAAGGTCAAAAAGGCGATAAAGGTGATAGTATTGAATTTAATTGGAATGGCACACGATTAGGTATAAAGATAGAAGGTCAAGAAAATTATAGTTATACAGAATTGAAAGGGGAGCAGGGTTATACTCCAACAATAGGAGAAAATGGAAACTGGTGGATTAATAATATAGATACCCAAAAACCAGCTAGAGGGGCATCTTTGAGGATTTTAGGAAAATTAGATTCTATAGATAACTTACCATTAGACCCTACTATCGGAGATTGCTGGATTATAGGGAGAAATATTTATATATATCAAACTAAATGGGAAGACTTAGGTTCTCTAGCGGGCGTGGACGGCAAGAACCTAGAATTTAATTGGGATGGCACACAGTTAGGCGTTAGGCAACAATACGAATTAGATTATAAGTATATAGACCTCAAAGGTGACAATATCGAATTTGCATGGGATGGCACACGACTAGGTGTAAGGATAGAAGGACAGGAGAATTATACTTATACAGATTTGAAAGGTCAAAAAGGCGATAGCATTGAATTTAGTTGGGATGGTACGGAGCTAGGCGTTAGAATAGAAGGTCAAGAGGACTATAGCTATACAAATCTAAAAGGAGCGACAGGAAATAAATTAGAATTTAATTGGAATGGAAGTCAGCTAGGTATTAGAGAAGAAGGACAAACGGAATATATATATACAGAGCTTAGAGGGGAACAAGGTTATACTCCAGCAATCGGCGAAAACGGTAATTGGTTTATAAATGGAGAAGACACGGGGAAAGCGTCAAAAGGAAAAGTTACATGGAATGAGTTATTAGAAAAACCGAAAGAGTTAGATTACATTAAAAAAAGCACGACTTTTAATTCAGACGGCTCTATAACAGATATTTTAGACTCGGTTAGTAAAACTATAACTAAATTTAATGCAGATGGGACTATAGTAGACGAAAAATATATAGATAATGTATTAGTAAGTAAAGTAAAAACGACTTTTAAAGGTAATCAAATAGAAGAAATAAAAGAAGAGGTGAGTTAATGAGTTGGGCGGAGACATACAAAGTGAATAGTGACTTGCAAGGCGAGCCACTAAATTTTTTAAGTTATTTGCAAGACATAAAACTAAATGGATTAGATAGTTATGTGCTGTTTATTGGAAATGCTAGGATATGGGAAGAATTATATTTAAATAGTTTATATTTATTTTCTGATAGAGGAATAAGAGAAACAGTTTACACAGCTTTTTCAGAAACTGATATTGATAATTTATTTAATAAAAGCACTAAGCTAGGGGAACAATTAAATGCCTTTTATAGAACAGATATATTTAGCTTAGGAAATGCTGATAATGTAGTAAAAGAAATGACTATAGAGCATTATAATTCATTAGAGGAAAAATTTAAAGCAGGGTATGATAGATATGTTACAAGAGAACAAGAAAAGTCAACTATAGGAGCATGGTTTAATTCTACTTTTAGCTTAGATAATACTGATTTAGAAAATCTTACAACTATAGAAGAAATATTAGCAAATGTGGAAGCTACTAATGCAATACTTAATAATAGTAATGCAATAGTAGCTTTAACTATGTGTAAATCAAGCATGGACGCAGTTGTAGCAAGTTCAAATGCTATGGATTTATTAGGTCAATATATTTTAAGAGTTACAACAGAGTCACCAGTCATTAGAGCAATTTTAAAAAATAATGTGATTAGGGATGCGATTATAAATAGTGATGAAGCTATGACACAAATTTCAAGTAACGAAAACTCCGTAATGGAAATATTTAATGACTTAGAAGCTACAAAAGTATTAGTGCAAAACCAAAATAGCATAAATAAAATATTAACTAATAATGTTACTGTTGAAAAAATAATCCCTAATTTATTAGAAATGAAGTATAATTTACAAACTTCTTTAAATTATATAAATACAATAAAATCAAATATTGCTTCTGGTAAAGGTCAAATTATGGCAATAACTTATAATGAAGAAATATTCCCGATTTTAAAAAATGCAGTAAAAAATTATGATGGTATGGAAACCACACGTAATATATCACAACGAGATATTGAGGAAAAAATAAAAATTTCGGATGCAATTTTAGAAAGTTCAATCGCAATGGCAACTTTTGCAAATAATTCTATTATAGTAAATAAAGTTGGTGACCGAGTGGGAATTATAGAAAGTATTTTCAGTAAAACAGTGTCATTAAATGCTTTTATGAAAAGTACAACAGCTATAAATATTTTAGTAAATAAAACTACTGCTTTTACTAAGATAGCAAATAACTCTACTGCTTTCAATGCTATGCTCACTATTTCAGAAAATAACGTTACTATTGCAAATAATACAACAGCAATGGGCATAATTGCAAATAACGCACAAGCTATGTCGACAGTTGCAAATAACGATACGTCTATAAGTGTTTTTGTAAATAATACAACAGCAATGGGCATAATTGCAAATAGCTCAACGGCTATGACCAAAATAACACTTACAGGACTTGCACTTAACAGAATGGTTAAAAGTAATACAGCTAAAAGCATATTAATTAGCAAAAATTCAACTTTACAAACTTACAAAAATAATATACAGAACACAATACAAGGAAGTACTGCTTATTTTAGAACTATCACAGGCTTTGCGGATGCTGATAATAACCCACCGCAAACTATTAATAGTACTTATGTAGGCATAACTTATTGTTATGGATATAAAGGTAATAGTTATTATGGAATTGTGTATCATGGCTACAATACAAGTATAGAAGCAGGCAGAGGAAATGGCTATAAAGATGAAACCAAAAAGTTTATAACATTAGGCGGGGCTAGATATGACCAAAGCGGAGACGGTTATTTTACTTACGCAATGTATCAAGCAATTTAATGTTTATAAGTCATCTAAAAGATTAGATTAATAGTCTAATCTTTTTTTATATAAAAAATAAATAATCAAAATTAGGAGGAAAGTTATGGAAGAATTAATAACACAACTAAGTGGACTAGGAGCAGTAGGGATATTATGCGCTTTGCTGTTCAAAAACACTATGCAGGAGAAAAAAGAAGATAGAGATATGTATAAAAAAACAGTAGAAAATTTCATAGAACTATCTACACAGCAACAAGAGATAAATAAGAATATACTTGTTGAAATGGGAGCAATGAAAACGGACGTAGAAGAAATCAAAGAAGATGTAACAGACATAAAAGACATGTTACAGAAAGAAGGTCTTTAAATGAGAGTAGCACTAACAGCAGGGCATACGCTAACAGGAAAAGGAACAGGAGCAACAGGGTATATAAATGAAGGAACAGAAAATAGGATATTGATGGATTTGGTTGTTAAATGGCTTAAAAAGGGTGGGGCTACTGTGTATAGTGGTAAGGTAGATAAGTCTAATAACTACTTAGCAGAGCAATGTCAAATAGCCAATAAGCAAAATGTAGATGTAGCTGTACAAATACATTTTAACGCTGACCATACGACATTAAATGTCATGGGTACAGAGACGATATATAAAACTAATAATGGTAAGGTATATGCCGAAAGAGTCAACGAGAAACTAGCAACAATATTTAAAAATAGAGGCGCAAAATCGGACGCAAGAGGTCTTTACTGGCTTAGTCATACAAAAGCTCCAGCGATATTAATAGAAGTGTGTTTCGTAGATAGTAAAGCAGATACAGACTATTATATTAGACATAAA